CATAATACTGCTGACGTTATTGTAGATGGAAATATAGTTGATGTATCTAATAATACAGATACTGTATGTAATTCTGGTATTATGTTACAGCGTATGGGAGATGCTATAGTTACTAATAATATATTAATTGGAAAGGGTCAAGTCTATCCAGCTGTTGGAAATAATAATGGAATTTCTATACAACCTTCATTTTATGATGATGCAGATACTGATATAATACAACCTACACATATTATATCAAATAATAAGATATATGGCTTTCATACAGTTCTTGCTTTATATACAGGAGCTGTATACTCTGGATCGAATCTCCTATTTGATAATAATCTTATAGAAAACTGTGGATCAGACTTAGATCAGCACGATAATTATTTATTTTATGTGGGTTCTTCCTCTTCAACTAGACCAAATAATGAAGTATCTATTTATTCTTTTAGTAATAATCTTATACAGAATTGCATATTTCCTAATACTTCAAATTATTCTAACTGCTTTTATTTTGCTGGAAAACCAACAGATATACTAAAAGTGTCAGGTCTGTCAATAGTTGATAGCTCATTATCTGCATTAGCTATAAGTGATACTGTCTATCTACATTTAATATACCAAATAGATGCTGGTTATGGAAAAGTTATTATTGGAGAAGTTTCAAGTAATTTACCTATTGCATTTTATCGGTGTAATTCTATTATAACTGCTACAGATGGTATGACTCTGGAAACCGGTGTAGTAGATTTATCTGCTGGTGCACAAACATTTAATTTCTATCCAAGGACTGGTGTGCGTTGGGTTCCAGTTTCTATGGAGATTATGTGTATTACTGCAACACCTAATCCTGCAGCCGGTGGATATGTTAAGGAATTAAAACTAGCTGATGATAGCACTGTTAAAACTTTTATAAGTAATCCTGTAACTGCTTCTATGGTAGCGGGTGATGTTATTACTTATACTCCAAGAGGTATAGGTACAACATATATAAGGGAGTTAACTGGAGATTTTGCTTCATACATTACTGTTGTTACACCAGCCCTTGGTAGTGGTAAGGTTAATATTTTATTTACGCTATTACCTATATACGGTGATATAGATTAACTATGGACGAAGATATAAAACAAATACTTTCTCAATGCGCTGTCAGCACTCGAATGATGGCAAAGACATTCTTTCCAGAACGTTTCTCTGTACCATTTGCCGAGAACGTTCATGGGAAGATCTTTGAACTCATAGACGGCCCAGATCAGAAAGTAGCCATAGCTGCTCCTCGTGGGTGGGGAAAGACTTCTGTTGTTGGTCTTGCACTTATGGCTAGACATATCCTCTTCCACCTAACTGGCTTCATCTGTTACATCAACAAGAGTCACGAAGCAGCTTCATTACAGACGGAGAACTTACGACGTGAGCTTGTAACAAACCGAGCCATTAAAAGTTTCTTTGGAAACTTCAAAGCAGACCATGTGAAAGGTGAATTTGAGGAAGTGTTCAGTAAAAAAGCCTGGGTTGCATATGATACTTTGGTATGGCCTCGAGGTGCTGGGCAGCAAGTCCGAGGCGTTTTGTTTAAGAACGACCGCCCTGGGTTAATCATAATAGATGACCTTGAAGACCCTGAAATGATCCAAAGTGATGAATATAGAAGAAAACAGTATGAGTGGCTATATGCAGATGTAATCAAAGCTCTTCCACGAATAGGTGATATGGCTAAAAACGCAAAGATAGTCTACATTGACACACTCAAGCATGAAGACTCTGTATTACAGAAACTTCTTGATTCACCAGAGTGGAAGTCTGTACGCCTCGAAGCCTGTGATGATGACTTCCATTCTACAGCTCCTGAGTTTATGTCGGATGAAGCAGTTATGACTGAGTGGCAACACCATGTTAATGCTGGTCAGACAGATGTCTTCTTCCGTGAACTACGAAACCTTCCTATATCAACAAAGGATTCTTCATTTAGAACTGATTACTTTCATTACTATAACTGTCCACCTTCGTACGGAAAAAAAGAAGGTGACTTGAATATAATAGATGCAGAAATCCAACAGAACAACGAGATTGAATCAGTTATAATACTCGACCCTGCGAAGACTGTAAAAATCCACTCTGCTGAAAGTGCTATTATTGGGATAGGGATAGATGTTGCAAGGGCTAGACTATATGTTAGAGATGCTATATCTGAGAAAATGTATCCAGATGAAATCTACGATGCTATGTTTGGAATGGGACAGATGTTAGGTGCAAAAGTATTAGGTATCGAAGAAACTTCTCTCAACGAGTTTATCAAACAGCCTATCAAAAATGAGATGTTTAGGAGGGGGAGCTTCTTTGAACTCATTTGGCTTAAGGCTCGTGGAGGGATGAAGAAGGAGCATCGTATCAAGGCCCTTGTCCCTTATTACAGAGGTGGGTACATCTACCACAATGCATCTTGTGCAACTGTTAAGAAGCTTGAACAACAACTGTTAATGTTTCCTCGTTCAGCTCTATGGGACTTAATGGATGCACTTGCATATATAGTTGAGTTATTAGAACTTGGTGAAAGATATTTTAGTCCAAAAGGCAATATTACTAATTCTGAAGCTGAATATAAAGAACTTAAATATGAAGATCCTGTTGAGGACTGGAGGTATGCATAGTGGAACCCATTATCGTGGTTTTAGGAGGAATTGTTGTAGCTGTTGTATCTGGATCTGTTGGTAAGTTTATAGGTGACAGTGGAAAAGTAAAGGACTCCAGATGTACAGAGAGAAGACATTCTTGTTTAACTTTGGTATGCTCAAAGATAGATAATTTAACAGAGACTGTAATAGACCTTAAGAAATTTATTGACAAAAAGATCGTTTGATTTTGGGACGAACTGGATTGTAAAATGGCTATTGTAGGAATTAACATAGGATCGCTAGTAGGCTTTCATCTATACGATGATACTGCGTTTCCAAAGTCTGCAGAGTTTCCTGGTCCTGTAGAAGTTGGAACAGCTCCTACAGATCCTACTGATGTACTGAGACTAGTAGATATCGGAGTACTGGTAGGTGATGTAATGGGTCCTGCAGCATCTACTAACCTCGCTATAGCTATATTTGATGGAGTTACTGGGAAGAAGATCAAGAATAGCTTAGTAACTATTGGGGCTACTGGTAATATTATTGTAGCAAATGGGGCTAATATTGGAAGGACTGGGGGACCAACACTTACTTTTGATAGCACTAATGGTTATTTTGAGTTTATGCTTGGAGATGTCGGCATAGGGACGACAGTGCCAGAACATCCTTTACACGTTATAGGAAATATTAAAATTTACAATGGAGCCTTTCAATCTGTAAGGGATGATATTTCCGCTATTAATAGATTAGAGACTTTCAATAATAATATAACAAACTACAGCGGTTTTCTTTTTAGGCGGGGACTAGGAGCGGAAGCAAGTATTCTACCAATAACAACTGGAACAAGAATTTCAAAGCTAAGGTCGGCAGGTTATTATGATAGTTCTTCTGTTAGGACGGCGGGGGAAATAATAACATACGCTACAGAAGATTGGAGTGTAACAAACAATGGTCTTGCTTTTGAATTTAAGGGAACACCAACAGGAAGTGCAACTATCGGAACGTGGATGACATTAATTGACGGCAACGTCGGCTTCGGAATTACAACCCCAACTGCTATGGCTGATATCAACTCTGATATCATTAGACTAAGAACTGCAAAGACTCCAGCTACTGCAGCCGCTGCTGGAAATGTTGGAGATATCTGTTGGGATGCTTCATTCATATACGTCTGTGTAGCAGCTAACACGTGGAAGAAGATTGGTATTGCTACATGGTAATGGGAGAACAAGATGCAGATAGGACATGAAGAGTTTCTAATAGTTTTTATGAAAAAAGATTTAACTATCATAAACATGGAAGAACTTATTGAAACACTAAACAGGGAAATAATAAGGCTTAGAGAAGAGTTATCAAAACCTAGGCCAAGAAAACCTAAAACTGAGAAGGACAAATAAATGCCTTACATAGTTCAAGGAGAACCACCGTCTTGGAAAGCTGATATTTATAAGTCAGATGTTTTTAACTATGAATATCCTGGTGGGTTAGATCTGAAACCTGGAAGTGATCTACACGATTCTATCAGGGATAAGATTTATAGAAGAGCTCAGGTTTCCAGAACAAAGCTATCCAATAGGTTTAGTGCTTGGAATGAAATAGATAGGAAACTAACCGTCTACATTCCTCTGAAAGATAAGGAAGAGGCTATTAAAGAGAAAGACGAAGCAAAGCCTGTATCTATAGTATTTCCATACACTTATTCAATGCTTGAGGCATTGTTAACCTATCTCTCTATAGCCTTCTTCCAAGACCCTATGTTTCAATACGAAGGTGTTGAAGATGATGATACACTAGGTGCTATGATGATGGAGTTAGTTATAAAACTCCACTGTATAAAGAACAAAGTACCTCTAGCCTTACACACTGTGTTGAGAGATAGTCTAGCCTACGGTGTAGGTATAGGTGTCCCAGGATGGAAATCCGTCTATGGTCGTAAACCTGTGAAAGCATCTGTAACCACCCAATCAGACTTAGGAAGTGATACTACTAACTACACTAACATGGTTGATTCACTTCTGTTTGAGGGCAACAAGCTAGACAACATAGATCCCTACATGTGGCTTCCTGATCCTTCTGTCTCAAGTGTAAACATCCAAGACGGGGAGTTCATAGGGTGGATAGAAAGAAGTAGTTATATAAACCTACTAAGTGAAGAGAATGTACCCAGTTCAAGTCTCTTCAATGTTAAGTATCTACAAAAGAAAAGTAATAAGGCATCTACTTTAGCTATTGACAAGTCTGATAGACAGACTAAGTACGGAAATGCTGCTGATCTTAATAGGGTTGCTGGTGATGTGTTAAGTCCAGTTGATACCATAAAGATGTATGTTAATCTAATTCCAAAGGAGTGGAAACTTGGTGAGGGAGAATATCCAGAGAAGTGGTACTTTGAACTCGCATCTGATGATATAATTATAGCATGTGAAAAGGCAGATCACAACCACGGTATGTATCCTATAGCTGTTGCTTCCCCAGAGTTTGATGGATATTCTATCACACCTATTGGAAGGATGGAAGTACTATATGGCTTACAGCATACTTTAGACTTTCTCTTCAACTCACATATAAGTAATGTTCGTAAAGCTATCAATGACATGCTAATTGTAGATCCATTTTTAGTTAACATAAACGATCTCAAAGACCCAAAGCCTGGCAAGTTAATCAGGTTACGTCAGCCTGCTTGGGGACGTGGAGTTGACAAAGTTGTACAACAACTAAATGTCAACGACATCACCAGAGCTAACATTAGTGATAGTGTCTATATAACACAGTGGATGGATCGCATTAGTGGAGCTGATCAATCTATGCAGGGAGCACTACGCCAAGGAGGTCCTGAGCGATTGACTGGAGCTGAGTTCCAAGGTACTCGTGGTAGTGCTATCAGTAGACTCCAACGTATTGCTATGATCATAGGCTTGCAATTCATGCAAGATATAGGTGAGATGTTTGCTGTTCATACACAACAGTATATGTCTCAAGAGACGTATGTAAAGATTATAGGTAACCACGCTGAGAAACTGAAGAAAACTTTTGGATATACTAAATCTCATGCAAGGGTTGAACCCAGTCAGATGCTTGTCAACTACGACCTCATTGTTAGAGACGGTTCAATACCTGGAGGTAACTTCTCCCAAGCATGGATAGAGATGTTTAAGGTAATAGGTACTACTCCTGAACTTATGCAAGAGTTTGATATCGTAAGAATCTTCTCATATATAGCTGGTCAGATGGGAGCTAAGAATGTTGATGACTTTAAAAGAAACATGAACAACATTCAAGGAAGAGTAGCACCTGATGAAGAAGTCTTAAGAGAGGCCGAGAGAGGAAACCTTATCCCTGTAGGAGTAGACTAATGGAATTAGTTAGAGTAAGAGCAACCCATGATCAGATTGTAGAGTTTAAAAAATCTATACTCTGGGCTGATATGCTTAGAGAACTCAACCAATGGAGAAGAAGTTTTAAAAGAGAGGGAGAAAATATAGTTGATGATTCACTCACTAACAATCCATCAACTGCTTCTGTTCTAATGCACATAGGTGATATAAATGGAAGAACTAAAGCAGTTGATTATATGAAAAGAATACCTGATGTATTCCTATCAATACTGGAGGACCAAAAAGATGCTAGACGTAACGAAACCGACTGATCAAGAGTTGAATAGTACTTGGCCTGCTTGGATCAGAGCACTTCATACATATATAAACACTATGGAGGAAGGTGCTCCATCCAACTTTGCTGTAACTAACTTAACTATATCTGCTGGAGATACAACTCTTTCGATAGGTGTTGATCTCAGTGATGTTTCCTTAGAAGTAATATTTGTATCTGGGACTGGAGCATCTAATATCAGTTATATCTATGGTGGTACATCTGGACAAATAAAGATTTTTATCTTTATGGATAACACTGTGTCAATCCAAGATGGATTGAAAGTTACTGGTCAAATATATCTCAACCAGTTGCCAGTACTAAGTATAATGGGTGCGCAAGAAAATGATGTCTTGGTGCTGGTTAATGTAGAAGGGAACGGATCATCTATCTTTGGATGGTGGAAGGAAATGTATAGGCAGGTAGCCGTTAAGTAAGCTATTTAATCTAAACAATTGGAGGTTAGTGAAATGGAAGAAGAAGTAGTACAGAATGTTGGAATAAACGAGATGTTAGATTCTCTCACTGGAGTGATCGAGTCTTCTAAGGAAGAGAAGGTTGAAGAATCTAAGGTAGACGAAATTCTGGAGGAGGAGGTTGTTGAGGTAGTCGAATCAGTTGAGGCTGAAGTACCAGTTGTACCTGAGGTCGAAGTTGAGGCTGTAGTTGAAATTGATGAAAGAGACAAAACCATAGACGAACTCAGAAGGAAGTTGAATGATGCTGAGACTCGAAAGGTTGAAGTTGTAGAACCTAAACCTCTTCCTCCAGTAACTATTGAAGACCAAGACTTCATTGGAGACCTTGATGTAGATGATATAACCAGAAGTAAAGAAGGTCTTAACAAACTGCTAAACTCCGTCTACATGAAGGGGGTAAACACCTCAAGGGATGTAACAACTGAAGGTGTGTTAAGGTCACTACCGGAGATTGTCAAGGCTAACATATCTATCATGTCTGAACTGAAACAAAAGAGTGACAAGTTCTATGTGGACAACAAAGATCTTGTTCCTTTTAAGAAAGTAGTAGGTGTAGTATTTGAGGAACTTTCAGCTGAAAATCCTGGCAAGAAGATAGATGAAATTCTTCCTTTGGTTGAGACTGAAACCAGAAAGAGGCTCGAACTGTACAAAAAGGCAACTACTAAAACTGACAAAGCTCCTCCTATCCTTCCTAACAAGAGAAGTTCTATTAGGGAGAGCAGACAAAAACCAGATGTTTCATCTATGGAAAGTGCAATAGATGAAATGAACAAATCTTTAAGGGGGTAACAAACAATGCTTGAGGATAGATTTGCGGAACATGATAAGGAAGTGGTTGATAAGTACATTGACCCTACTGGTAATGTACAGATGACCACTCTCGACTATGTGGTGCGTCCTAGTGCTAATGCCCTCACAGGGCCGATAACACTTACGCTTCCTCCTGTAGCGGATGCGAAAGGACGATGGTATTCAATTATAGCCCGTGAAGCTGATGTAATAAACACTATCACTATCCAGGATGATGATGATTCAGAGTGTTGGGTTGGTGATATAGAGTTCAATGGCAAATGTGATAGGGTCTTGCTCTACAGTGATGGCCTTGCCTGGTGGCCTGACGGTATATCTGGAGTATATGGACAGAGTACTCAACAATTGTAACAGATCGTTTTAAAACCGGACGATCTTTCTAATATCGGAGGTAACTGATTATGTTCTTAGGTATGCGTGGAAATAATGACTGGGTTGCAGGACAGCGTCCTATGAGCTGGAGAGAGCAGATACTCTATCTGTACCCAAATGGACAGGCTCCTCTTACTGCCCTCTTGTCACTAATGAAAGGTGAGCGTGTTGATGATCCGCAGTTTCATTGGTGGACTCAGGAACAGAGTGCAGTCAGTGGTGCTGTAGATGGTATATATACTGTCAGTGATCTGACAGTTCCATATGTAACTGGCGGTGTTGTTGGTGACACTTTGTTCGTTCAAGTAACCACAGTTCTTGCCAATCGGATTCGGCAGGGACACCAAATCCTTCTTCGAGACGCATCTGACTATCGGGTAGATGTAACCGGAAAAGTGACAAATGTCACAAGAGGTACAACGAACTCTGTTCTGGCTGTTAAACTCTTGGAAGTTGATGATAACTCTCCAGCCCATGACCTTAGTGATTGTGACTGTTTCAAGATTGTTGGTAACATTAACCCTGAGGGTGGTGAAATGCCTGATGCGATTGCTCTCAATCCTGTCAAGGTATATAACCTCACTCAGATCTGGCGTACTCCTTTGTCTATAACTCGAACGGCTCGCCAAACAAAACTTCGTACTGGTGACCAATACCAGAAGATGAAAGCCGATGCTCTTGAGATGCACTCATGGGAAATGGAACTTTCATTCTTGTGGGGAATCATGACTGAGAACATCGGAGACAATGGTAAGCCTGAGCGGACGACCAGGGGTATGATTAACTTCATCCGTCAGTATGCTCCTCTCAACTGTGATGATTATACTCTCAATGTGGGGCAGGCTGGAAATGCCTGGACAGTCGGTGGTGAAGCATGGCTCAAGACTATGCTTGAGCAGATCTTCCGTTTTGGTTCTAATGAGAAGGTAGTCTTCGCAGGTTCTGGTGCCCTACTCGGTATTGATGCTCTTGCACAGACGAGTGGCCAGATTAACATTGCTCCTGGACAGAAGTTCTACGGGATGGAGATCAATGAGTGGAGGACACCTTTCGGCTCCATAAAGGTGAAGACTCACCCACTGCTCAGCTATGACGCTACAACTCGTAACATGATGATAATCTTTGAACCGAGGGAACTCGGGTATCGGTACATAGTCGATACAGATTTCTACGGTGAGACCTCCAGTAAGACTCACTTTGAGGGGTATGGTCAACGTAGGATTGACGGAACCAATGAGGAGTATCTTACTGAGGCCGGACTTGAATTTGGGTTGCCGCAGAAGTGTGCGGTACTCAACGGAGTTGGCCTTAACAATACGCTCGTGCCGTAATACTAACCTCCATAGGCCAAAGGTAGCTGTGGGGTGATCTTTCTTCCATCACTCCACAGTCTACTTTAAAAGGTGATAAAATGAACTTTCTTCAATCTCGTATAAAGTTTAGAGACCTATCTGGTCGTCATGATCTTGTTGATCCAGCTGGTATAGATACTGGAGCAGGTTTCTTTATCAACGAAGGACGTAAGTATCTTGATCGTCTGTATGAGACGCAGAAGTCTTGGGCGTCTTGCTTCAAGACAATTGCAACTGGTTTTTGGGGAGTATCATTCCCATACTGCCGAGCTATTAAAGAAGTATGGGCTGCTACATCTTCTGCAAGGTGCCAATTAGAGAAGGAAAGCCTACAGGATATGATAGAGGGATATTTAACTGGTTTGCCAAGCTCAAGAAGTCTTGGTATACCTCTGTACTATTCTCCTTGTATCACAAGGTATATTCCTGAAAATGCACTTGCAGGTGATATAGAATCCTTTACTGGATGGACTGATGTACTAGCTGGAAACGGACATGAGTATAATGCTATACTCTTAGATGTACTAGTGAGTGAAAATACAACTATTATAATTAACGGACTGTTTTATTCTATGGAGCTCATCGAAGATACAGATGAGAACTATTGGTCAGCAGTCCACCCAATGTTACTTTATATGTCTGCTATGAGACAGGTAGAAGTGACAAATAGAAATACCCAAGGTGTCAATGACTGGTCTAACTCAATCGAGACTGAAATGCGACAACTTGGATTCGATCTTGTTGAAGAAATAATTGCTGAAGTAGATGATATGGAGGGATAGATGGCTACAAAAACATTAGTTGGAATGTATCAAACTACAAACATAGCTACAGTCGCTGCTGTAATTACTCTTCTTAAAGCTCAACTTACTGCTGAAAACGCAAGAATGATAGTCTGGAGTGGTGGTCCAGCTGCGAGTATTACTGGGACTCTTACTTTTACAATTATGGCTTTTAGCGGAGTTCAAGCTTCGTTTACACATAGAATCTACCTCAGTCTAAACTGTCCCACCTTAGCTGATGCAAGTACATTAGTTGATGCTTTATCTGTCTTTGCTACAGCAGTAGAGACTGAGTCTGCTTTTACCCTAGTACAAGAAGTAGGTGCTATTATGAATACTATAATGACTGACTAATGGAGGTTTACTAATGTCTAATTCAAAACCTTTAATAGATCCTACACTATCTGTAAATGATAAGATAGCTAAGCTTATTAAAATCTCAGAACGCCTTGCAAGGAGGTCTGTTAAGAAAGCAGTAGCTATCATCACTCCTTTCCCCATCTCTAATGCAGTATTTGGAGAGAGTGTGTCAGGTTCTATTCTTCGTTATATGTTCCCTTGTGATGGAGTCATTACTAAAGGACTTATAAAATTTGGAAGTTTACCAAAGAGTCCTATCTCTATTGGTATCACTGTTTCGAATGTAGCTTATGCAAACTCAAAAGCGTATATGATAGATAGACAACAATATGTAATAGAGCCAAATTTAGCTGTCAAGACCGGAGACTGCCTTGATATCCAAGTTAACTCTGCTGAGGGAAATACTATAACAGAGGTCTGGATATCATTTCTCTGGGTTCCCTCAGTTAAAGATGTTACAGCTAAAAGTTATCTCATAGAGGAACTTGAGAATGATCTACTTGAAGAAGGAAACTAAAAGGTGAGGAACGCACTGTAAACCTCAGGTAGAGGTAAGTGTAGATTTGGATAAAGAATCAGAGGATGGAGAAGAGGTTGCTAAATGAGAGAGTATGAACTACACATAGATGAAGCTCTTAAAAACGGTCTAAATCCAGATGAGACTGCTCCGGTTAATTCTCAGCTGCTTTATGAATGTCTTGGATTTAGATATGGAAAGCGTGGGTTGGAAGCATTTAAACCTGGAGAAAATCCTCTTCCTGCAGTTCTTAACATTCATTATAGTTGGCCCTTTCCACAGTTTCTATGCAGTGAAAGATATAACTTTGTAATTATCAGAGATGGAATATTAGACTACATATACACAGTCTCTGATGATATGCTTACGTTTGCCTGGGTTGCTACTGTTAACATAAGTGGTCTGTTTGAAGTGGCAGACTTTGGAGAGTATGCAATCTTGACAAATGGAAATATCTACATATACTGGAACACAGTAACATCTTCGTGGAATACATCAGGGGCTACTGCCACAGTTCCAATGATGCAAACTGTGTGTAATCTCAAAGGTCAGATGGTTGGTGGTGGAGTTCTTTCTGCTTGGTATGACTGTGATGAAACATTCTACATCTGGTCACAGATAGGATCACTGAACTTTACTCCTACTCTCGATAATGAAGCTAGTTATCGTAGATGTCCATATGGTGGAGAAGTATATAATATAAGAAGGTTAGGTGATAATGTTGTAGGGTATTCATCTAAAGGAGTTACACTACTTAGTCCGGTAAGTTCTCCAACTACTACATATAGATTTAATGAACTAATTGATGTAGGCATGTGTAACAAAGGGGCTGTGAATGGCACTCTAAATCGTCATGTGTATGTAGGTGAAGATTTCTCTATTAGAGAAATTACTCAGGAAGGAGTAAAGGGACTTGGGTATGTACATAAGATGTTAGAGCTTGAAGGTGAAGACATTGTAGTCAATTATGATAGAATTAATAAAGACTTCTACATCGGTAATAGTACAAAAACCTTCTTACTCTCTCCTTATGGACTAACAGAAGTCCCTCAGCATCCATCAGCGGTGTGGAGAGTAGGTAAGGAATCTATGTATCTGTTACCTTCAACCATAGATGACTACTCCCCGTTGATAGTTACTGAACCCTTTGACATGGAATATAGAGGACAGAAAACTATAGCATCTATAGAAACAGATGCATATCCAGTAGACTTACCAGAAGCTGGAGTTGACTATGTATATGATAATGAAGATTGGGTTGTAGGACTTTACAAACCTATAAACAATATTGGAAGTGGAGCGATTACTGTAGTTGGAAATTCCTTCAGATTTAGACTTAGATTTGGTGAACTCTTCAACGGTTTTAGAATAGGATATATGAAAGTGAGATATAAAATGAGTGACTTAAGATCAATTCGAGGTGTGTATGCACCTCCATTAAGGGGACAATAATGTTGATAAAACTTCTACCCGAACAAGTATCTACATACTGGAATATTATTAAGTATGCTGTAGAGGAATCTTTACCGCCTACTGTACACGATCATCCAGATAAACTAAATAGAGTATTAGCAGCTGCTCTTAGTGGAAAGATTGATGTCTGGGCATCGTATATAAGGGGTGAAACCAAAGTTAGTTTTGAAGGTATAGTACTTACACAGGTTCTATACGATGATGCAAGTGATACAAGAAGTTTGTTAATCTACTGTCTTTATGGATATTCATCTGTGAGTAAAGACAGTTGGATGAATGGATTTAAGACTCTGGTTAAGTATGCTAAGTCTCAACGATGTGTTAAGATTACAGCATATTCATCAGTCTCGTTTATAAATGATTTAGCTAAGTCTCTTGGGGCTAATACAGACTATACATTTATTTCTTTTGATTTGGATAAGATCGTTTAATTTTAAAACGATCTAACGGGAGTCAAAGATGAAAATAATTACTCGGTGTGTAATAGATATGAAGACTCTTCAGATAGTAGAAGAGCAATCATATGAGTATTCTGGACCAATAGTTGAATGCAAAGGTGGTGGTGGTGGTTCTTCTGGTGCTGTTGAGTATCCTGATTATATAGAGGAAATTCAATGCGGCTGGCTTAATGGTGTAGTTGTACATGCTGGAACTTCACTCACAGTCAGTAATGATATCACTTCGATAATGGATGCGGCTCTTGGAAACTCTCCTTGGACTGGTCTTACTGCATACAATCCAGATGCTGACATCATCACATATGAAGCCGCCATAGCTGCCTTTGCTGCTCTCCTTGTAGGTATTGTAGATACAACAAACTGGGCTGCTCTATATGCACAGGCTGTAACATCTGTGGGTGCATATGTAGATTTGGCTGTGGCAGATGAAGTAGTTGCTGATCTCGGAGCTATTGGAGATTTAACAGTTATTGATGGAGTTGTTGGAGATATGGTTGCAGTTCCAGATACGGCTGTGGCTAATGCTCCTGCAGTCGCTGATGTTGCTGGAGTAGCTGGAATAACTGAGGCATTGATAGTTGCTGATGTAAATAACTTTGCTGATCAGTTAGATGATGAAATAGATACAAAAGTACTACCTGCATTTAGACGTGGGATGCAAGATATTAATGCAGTAGTCTCAGCTTCGTTCCCTATTGGTGAATCTATCATATATGCTTTCAGAGATAGAGAAGTTGCTAAACATGCTTCTACTCTGCGTCTTAACGCAGCCGATAAAAATGCAGATATTGAACTTTCAGTTGGAACAACTAATGTTAATAAGAATATTCAGGTGGCTAGTATTAATCTTAACAAGGATGTCCAAGTTGCTTTGGCTAACCTTAGTAAAGATGTTCAAGTCTCATCAGGCAATCTTAACAAAGACGTAGAAGTTGTTAGGGTTAACATCTCCAAGGATTCTCAAGTTGGTGCTACTAATTTAACAAAAGATGTTGATATTGGAAAGTCTAACCTCGCAAAGAGTACACAAGTTGGACTGGCTAACTTAAATAAAGATGTTGAGATAGGAAACATAAATGCTCGAAGCACTACTGAATATAAAAGGATATATACAGATGGAGCAGGTCAGATACTTCATCTAATGTTACAGAGGGTTGCCTGGCAAGAAAGTCTTATGCGTACTATTATTGAGGGAAAGAGAATTAAAATAGTAGCAAAGGCTGAAGAGGTAAATAGGAATGCTGCGTTGGATGAAGAGGATGCACTTTGGGATCTTGAAGTATTTCAATATGGTGCTAACTTAATGGCTGGTGCAGCTGGTGGGACAGCTACTACAAAGACTAGAGCTACAAATGCTACTGGTGCATCAATGTTAGGTGGAGCACTAAGTGGTGCAGCGGCTGGTGCAATGATAGGAAGTGCAGTACCAGGAATAGGTACAGTAGCTGGAGCTATTGGCGGAGCAGTAGTTGGTGGTGCTGCTGCATATATGTCACAGTAATAGGAGGTAGAATTATGTGGGAAGGAATGGCTAAGTTTTTACAAAATCCTGCTACTCAATATGCTATGGCTTCTATGGGCCAAGCTCTTGATCCTCAAGGAGTAGGTGCTGGACTCGGTGGGATGGTTAAGCAGAATATTCAAGCACAGAATAAAATGAAACTTATTCAACAGATGCTTAGTGGTGGAAAGATTCCAAAGGGTGGTCAGATACTTACAAAAGAGGATGGGATAACTATAAAGCTTCCGACACTTGAACAGGGTGAGTTTAGTGGTAATCCATCTAATGATATGACACTTCAACCATCTTCCACTCAACAGAGTAGTGGAATGAATCAAGGTATTGCTCAGGGTCTTAATCAAGGTGGACTATCTACCCAAGGACCTCAGAACAATCAAGTGTCTGCATTGATGAAGATGTTACTCGGTGGTGGAGGTACATCTGGCATGGGTTTTAGTCCTAGTCAACTAAATGTTTCTGCTGCCGATTTAGTTGGCTTGACTCCACAAGATATAGATCAGGCGGTACAGTTCAAGTTTATGCAAGACCAACTCGGACAGAAACAAATGACTGATGTATCTGATATGGTTTACAAGGGTGCATTGACCAGTGAAGCAACTGCCAGAACTAAACAGATACAAGAACCTGATCCTCTTGATCAACCATACTTAACTTCACCTGCTGGAGATGCAATATCTTATAGACAGGCTGAGAAAATCCCTAAAGACACTCTTAGATATTATGAGTATGTAAATGCTGCTAAGAAAGCAGGGAAAGAACCTATGAGAGAGAGAGAATGGAATCTGCAAGAACCTACTGCACAGATTCAAACCTTAACCCAGATGCAGAAAAATCCTAGTCTACTTAAAACTCAGAAGGAACTGAATGAGTCAAGTAGGACACAAATAAACCTTGGTGATGTTGCAGCAAAGAAGAGAACCTTAGATGAAATAGAACGAGAATCTAAGATTTTAGATCCTACATTCTCCCAGAAGACATATGAGTCTATTACTAAAGATGCTCGTAACTGGAGAGCCTCTGTGGGTGATGAGTCTGAAACATTAGCTAAAGATCGCGGTATACCTATTGAGAAAGCTCAAACAGTTATCAAACGTACTAAGCATAGAGAAGCTATGGATGCTCAGATTAAACAGGTGTGGCCTAATGCTTATTGGAAGGGTGATGGATGGTATGTAGATAATCGGTTAATAAAGAGGGATCCTTATGTCAAATAACTTCTTAGAAGCTGAACTCTCTGCTGGTACAGAAGGAGCTAAACCTCAGTCTATTAAAGACAGGTTTATTGCTGCAGAACTGTCAGATGACTTTATAGAGAAAGAGTTGAGTGATAGTGGTAACAAGTTTATAGATGCTGAACTGGCTAACTCACCAAGTACTCCATCTATACCAGCAGATATACCAATACCCAAAGAAGACTTTAGACCTAGTCCAATGTGGCCTGCTAATCCTCTTGATCCTACTCCAGTAGATTATAGTAAGTCTTTAAAGGTATCTCCTATTCTTTCAGACAAACTTATAGAAGATGAGGACTGGGCTCGCTTAAGGTTTGCAGAGCCTTGGAACTTTCCTAGTAAAGAGGAGGCAAAAAGGGCATCAGAACTAAATACTAAAAACCCAGACATGAGTGCTTATGAACCATCTATATTTGACGAAGGTTATTATAAAGCCTTGGACAGAGCTACAGAGTTCAAAGCTGGTTTTATGCAGAGTCTTAAACGTATATGGAGTGTAGCCAAAGACCCTTATGATGTGGTTAAAGGTACAGCAGAACTTATAGCCTTGTTACCTGGAGTTGGTGCTGGATTTAGTTCTGCTATAGCAAAGATTCCTATCGAAATAGGTAGTAGGATTATAGAGGATAAACCATTTACTATATTAGACTTATATAATTCTGCTGCTGAACAGTTTGAAACTGTATCAACCATGTGGAATAATAATGTAACAGGACCACTTGGGCAGTTGTTAGAACTTCCAAGAAAAGCAGGGTCTATGTTATCCACTGCTGTAACTGGAGTCAAATATGAAGAACATAAGAGCGATTCAGGTATAATTGCCGAGATTTTTATGGCTCCACTTACAGCTGTTGCAGGTCCTATACATGCACTTGCTGACAGTCCTGAGTTAGATGACTCTCCCAATACCAGAGGAGTGTTAAAGTTTATGGGTGAATCCCTTGGTGTGTTATTTATGGGAAGAGTTATGAAGGGTGGAAGTAAAGAATTTATAGAAAGGGCTAAGCCTATCATTGAGAAGGTTAAGACTGCTGACAGTTTGCAGAAGAAGACTGGTGGTATCTTTGATGAAGCTATACAGAAGGTAGTAGAGACTCTAAGGGCTCAGGCAGAACTTGAGTCAAAAGAGTTGATGAAGAGTATTGACCATGGGAAGATGGTCTTAGATGATATTAGATCAACTGGTGAAAAGATTGCTAATATTAAAAAGTCTCCTATGAAAGCTGATGTTGATCGGCAGATAGATAGAGCAATGCAGAAGCTACCAGAGGCTAAGGTTGAGGAGATGGTTGAACCTGAGATTTTAGGTGTAGGTAAAAAACCTGGAGTTAAAGTACCTAAACCGAAAGCTATTGTAGAAGAACCTATCACCGTCTATCATGGTTCTGGTATGGCTCTGAGAGAAGGTAAGATTGAAGAAGGTACTTCATTCTCGCCTAATAAATCAGTTGCAGAAGCATATGCAAAAGATAGAGGAGAGATAGAAGGTAATACACCTACTATATATGAATCTAAAGTATCTTTTA